GCATCTGGAAGCGCATATGGCGGCAGCACTGGGAATCGATCCGTGGGGAGAGGAGATCTGCTACCTTTCAGGGAGGATCGGACAGCTGATGTTCGAGAAGGCAAGGCTGATGCTGTGCGACTGCGATTGTTGCAGACATAAAAAACAGGAACTCATATGAAAAGGAAAGAATTTAAAAAAGCAATCAAAAGTGCGACACCGCTGGAAAGTCTGTACGCACTTCTTTCTGAGAGGCAGAAGGAGAAATTCAGACAGTTTGCCGCCGGATTCGGATTTACCGAAGAGCAGATAAAAGGAAGACTGGAAGGAAACAGATAGTCTTCATTAAAAAGGACTGACTTTTCTTATATATAGATAACGGGTGCTACAGCTGATCTGCCGGGCACCCGTTATTTTGTTCCTATTTTGATTTGTTATCCGTTATCCGTTAAAGGTCGTTTTCTCTGTCGCTACGTCTCCATGCTTCATTAAATACTGAACGACTAATTGGTTTGCTATATGGGTAAACTCTAAGTAATTGCATTTACTTCCAGTCAGTCGGTTAAAGGCAAATCCAGCCCCTAATATTAAACCTGTCATTACTTCTGTTGCATTTTCATCATTCACTTCGATGTAGTTCTCATTATCTTCGTCTCTAACAACATCTTCAATAGCCAATGCAAAGCATAAGGCATAGTTTTGAATTTCTTTTTCTTTGCTCATAATTTATTCCTTCTTATTCTGTTATTAGTTAATCCTTTCATATTTAAGCCCAAAACACCATCTTATCATTAGTCTTTGAAACCAATTTAATGGTTTGTAAACTGGAATAATAGATTTGGTCGACTTATGAACAAGTTTAGCTATCGCTTTTGGTTGTTCTATATATTTCATTTCGTTCATACTTATTCTTGATAAGTTACTTTGATTGTTAAATCTTTAATATTCTTCATATTTCCTCCTTTCTTCTAAATCTTCATCATCTATATCTAATACCAGCCCTCCATTAAGAACATGTTCCATCATCCCTTTAGATAGCTTCATTGTCTGTTCAAGTGTAGGTCTTTTCCACCTAAATACTCGAATGTAATCCGGCACATTCTTAAAGGACCTTGTATGTTGCATTAATCCACCACAACTACATCCAATAATAAAGGGAGTAACACCTTTGTCTGCGTATGTGGTAATTTTATTACGACCACATTTTTCACACTCATATAAATCATACGTTCCGCGACCATCGTATATTTTAGCATCTTCAATGGTTGATGCCATTTTTGTATATCTCTTTGTTATATCTTTTTTTTTGTCCATATCCGTATTTTAAGTAAATGTTTGATTTTCTCATGCGCCGATTTCATCGCTTCATCAGAAGCCTTTTCGAAAAGGCTATCTGCTATATGAAAGTCTTTTTTAAAGCGATTATCAGGAACAACATATATTGTATCTGTTATTTCTGTAATCCGTTTTATGGGAAACACAGTCAGATATACATTTTCGGTTTTACAGCTTGCTACTATGACAACTGTAAGAATTAATAATATTTTCTTCATTTTTTAATTGTTATTAATCAATTATCAAAATTTCCCGGTATGCAATGTCTATCTCATTCGTCTTCTCATTCTCATTGAAACAATAGCAAAGAAACCATTTCAACGTACCTTCATCCTCATATTGTGCTTTCCACATTTTACCATTATAGAGAGCTGACGGTTGAGAACGAGTATAATCCATGAGTATTTCAAAATCAAGTCTACTCATCACTGCATGAGTATCATCAATTAGTATCAGGTAGGTTGGCGGCTGTTGCCAACACATCCCATAAGGATGCGTCATCGATGGAATAATATTATCTTTATTCATTATTGATTTGTTATACTCCAATTATCTTATCGTTGATACGAAATATGTTGTCACTCACAAAATCGTATATTTTATACATCAGTTCTGGTTCTTGCTTTTCGGGAGAATAAACCATTACCCTTTTACCTGCACCTTTCATCCATCCGGCTTCTGTGTTGGCCGAGCGGCCACAAGGAAGAACCATAACGCAGACATCAGCCCACTGCATACCATTAAAATCTGAATCAAAACCTTTCTGCGCAATTGGGTGATTAAGTGCTTCTTGATATTGTTCAGTTGTCCAGTTCTGCCAATCAGGGTCTATATCAGACCATTGGAAACCACCATTCCCATGTGGGGGATTCTTAAAATCATAGACCTCATGTCCTAAATCACGGAGAATAGCTACAACGTCCTGTTGAAATACATTTCTCCAACTACTTGCTACATAAATCTTTGCCATATTATTATTCCTTTTTTTTCTGTATTGAATCATATCAACCGGAGTTGACCGTCTTTCTCCACCTGTTTATTAACTCGCGCTATTTCTTCATCTATGATTTTCTCCTGCTTCTTGCAGGCGGTCAGCGCCATAGATGCACGTTCTTTGAAATATCTCTTTTGCAGCTGCCGTAATTTGACCACCTCATCAAAAAAAGCTCTTGGTTTCATACACTGTCAGTCTCTATTTTTGTTCTTTTTTCTTGAGCGCATCGCCCAGTTTCTCTTCAAATTCCGCAATGATGCAGTCCGCATCACCGCCATGCATCCAGCCTTCCAGAACGGAGGAAAGAATCCCGACGGCTTTTGTCGCCGTCCTGCTCTCCGCCATCCGGACCGCCTTCAAGGCAACTGACTTCCCGACAACGGGAAGATCAGGATTGACCACAACAAAGCTCTGATCCTCTATCCAATCCTCCACATCCATGCTCTTCCGGTTCTCTGGCGACACTTCCGTACCTTCGGACAGTTTTGCTATAAGAGGACGAAACTTCCCTTTTCCCAACTTTACATCATAATAGGCCGCAGACACACGCGAATGGCACAGTCCGACAAAACTCCCTATTTCACGCTGAAGATAACCTTCCTTGCGGGCCATGTAACAGAACAACATCCTTGCGTCAGCCGCCTCCCGCATCCTGATGCGTGACTTGATCAGTTCCTTTGATACTCCTGTCACTTTAGAGACCTCTTCCAGGATAATATGCATGGGTTTCTTGTTTTCTTTTAAGTTCATAAGATTACTGTTTAAGTGGAAATTAAATTGTCTTTAAAAGCACCGGCTCCTGATGCGGTGCCGGTTGACTTTCCGTCTGAAACCTTGCGGATGGAAAGGCTTGTCACGTGTATGCCAGCCAAAACGTACTCGTTTACTCTCTTCGTGTATGAAGGCATCTATCTCATACTTGAGGTTCTCCAGCTTAATCTGTATCAGCTTCTCTTCCTCCGTGTCAACCTTGCTCACCATCTCTTCTGGATCGTTATGGGAGTCCTGCCCACGTACAATGAGCAGGACTGCGACTACCTTTGAACTGTTCATTCTTGCTTTTTCTTCTCGTCCGAGAATTCAGGCTTGGCGTTTTTGTCAGCTGTATAAGGATATACGTCCATGATAGCTGTTTCCACTACCGAGGGCACCTGATAGTCTGCTATTGTGCCTTTCATGCCGGCATCAAGGTTCTTCTTCGCCCGTTCGAGGTCCGAAGCCTGTACCAGCACATAGGTGCTTGTCTTCTTCTCGGCTCCGCTCTTATCATCCAGGGTGATGAAGGATAGCTTACATTTAAACCAACGATCATCGCATTCAGCATCGCTGGGGAATATCTCGCTATAGCCAGCGCGTTTGATATCAGAGACAGTAAACTCTCCGGAGATGAAGGGAGTCATCTCTTCTATTATCCGTGCTTCCGCTTCCGTGAAGCTGAGAGCATCTACCAGGTAGGGTTCAGTTACTTTTTTCTGCATTCCGTTTTCAACGACTTTCTCGTAACGGATCTTACATTCAAACCATGTGTGCATTCCCATAATTATTTATCTTTTTCAGGTTCGTCAATATATTTATCCACAAAACGGTCAAGCACTTTGATACACTTGTCAGGAAGCTGCTTTGTTGTATCATTTGTTCTGACATAGTCAATCGTACCACCGATACCATAGATATAAAGCAGCTCCTTGGTCGTCGGAATAAAAATATTCGCCATTGCCGCTATTACACCACAGACAACAAAGCGCTTCAACCATTTGAAGAATACGTGTGCGCTGTCCTCATCATCGATTACATCACCCTCCGAAGCTGCCAGGACAAACAACATACCAAGGACAATTATCAAAGCTACAATCCATACGACCATCAAGGCGGTGGACAGTTTACCAACTATGGTCATCCAATAAATTTCATTCATAATGTAAAATTTAAATTATTAATACTTGAGGTTATTCTTTCTCTTCTCAGGTTCTTCATATTTCCAGCCGTTAAGCCGGTAGCATTCTTTGCGTGCTTCTT